TTAAATATATTATACTTTAAATAGAATGAATTATTGGTGAATATTAAGCAAAACAGCATTTGAAGAAATTCATTTGCTGTTTTTTATTGTTCTATTAATTATTACAACACATCTTTTACAACAAGGCTTGTTAGAGAATATATATAATAAAATCTGATTAATTAATTTGTTTTTTGTACATTTGAACACAAAAATACATCATACTAATAGTAAGCTTCAAGTCAACATGAAAAAGATTATTTTTATAATGTTATTAGGATTAGTCTGTAATACAATTAATGCCCAAATTGTAACTAAACAAGAATTAGAAGAATATACTAATATAGGGGATATGTCTTGGTCAGCTAAAGCTAAGGAGCTATCCAATGAATATAAGTTGAATGAATTGGGTGAACTATCATTATCGGTTATAAAAGAGTATAAAGGTCAGTCCAAATCTCAATTATATCGCAAAATTATAGATTGGGTCATATCTATGTCTTCTGATGCAAAGTCAGCTATACAAGTTTCAAATGAGGAAGAAGGAACAATCATAGCACGTTGTTATTTGCCTAATATTGCCAAACGGACTATGGGAGATAACTCATATAGAGTAAGCATTCGACCACTTATTAAATTTGATTTTAAAGAAGAACGTATTCGAATGACATATACCTTACAGAATTATGAGGTATTGAAGATAAATGACGATAGTGGATATGTCATAATGTTTGGTGGTGGTTTTGGGGTAACAGGTAATGGCGTTACTAAAGATACCCAAATATGGGCACTTTCTGATTGCTTTCCATTTGCAGAAAACAGACAACATCCTAAAGTGACCTCATCACGAGCTTTTGTTTATTCACTATCATGTTATAAAATCCTTGTAGACAAAATTGATACAGTTCTAAAGAAGCCATTGCAAACAAGTGATGATGATTGGTAATTACCCTATAAATGTAACTTTGACATTTTGAATTAAATATCTCTTTGGTATGGTGGAAACTAACATGGTTATCACCATTTGAAGAAATTCATTTGCTATTTTTATTTTTACAGAAATTCAATACTAATACATCAATCAGTATTAATATGGTCACTAATAAGTTGGCTATTATTACAGTTATATTTTATACTATAATAATAGATATACTAGTTCTAGTATTAATAGGATTAGTATAATAATGTTGGGTATTAATATGGAGGGCTTTTTCTTAAAAAGCTATACTATCATAGCTTTTTTTACATAGAGTGTTCAAATTTTGTTGGAATTTGTTTGTGTTATTATAATAATATACTACATTTGTGGCGGAATTTGTAGATAGCACTATCTTCTGAATAGCCAGTAATAGTGCTGGCATAATTAAAATTATAATAATTATGGAATTAACAAATTCAACAAATGTATTGGAAGCATTAGTGTCTAACAACCGTAGTGAACTGGGCAAAACTTTTGGTGTCGGTATGTTTGTTTCAGAAACAGATACTCCCGAGCAAGTTAAAGCTAAATGTAAGAGCTTTGTCGCAAGATTTGAGACTTATATAGCTAACTTGAATGTAATCATTAATTCGGGGGATGAACTTGCTTCTGAAATGAGAAAAGCTAGGGTTAAACGTCTATATTCAGCTCTTGATGAGAATGAAAAAGAAGATATAAAGGCACTATTGAACTAATGCATTAAATTTAGGCTAGCTTCGGCTAGCCTTTTTTATTCCAATTATACTATGGGTAGACCTATTATTAAATTTTCAAAACGGTATGGTAAAGTATTAGGTAGTATTAATCCAGACAATCACTATCCTTTATATATGTTTATGTATATCATTATAATGTATGCTTTAGAGAATAATTCGGCTTTTAATGCTTTATCAAAACATAAATTATCTGCTATACACTTTATTAGGATGCAGGTAGATTGCTGTTTGGAAGTTTATGCTTGTCTCTTATATAGAGATAAAGAACGTTTCTTTAAATATTTCATGGACGGCAAACCTACTAATAAACTTTGTATAGGTAAACAATATCTTACTGCCGGCTATCTTTGCGGAGAATTAAATAAGAGATATTCCGGAATATCAGAAATATACAAAGAGGGCTGCAAGTGGGTTCATCCTAGTAAAGTTATGTTTAGATTTACAGCTCCTCAATATGACCAGACTAAGTCTGATATGTTTTTTATAGGTTATAAAGATAAGCACTATTATGACGATGAAGAACAATTAAGGGATATATATAAAGATATGTTATTAGTAAATCAAATACTATATGAATTACTAAAGGAGTTAGTGGCACCTTATAAAATGGCACATAGTAAAGAACTAAAAATAGGGAAGTTTTTTAAGTCGAAGAAGAAAATGAGATTTCAGTTTTATGAATAATAGGCTTATTCTAGTAGAGGGAATTTACTATGTTTTAGTAAAAGTATTATTTAAATATTGTGAGTTATCAGAAATGGTAGTTGGCTTGGATATTTTCGGGTATTCTAAAAATAATTCGGCATGAGGACAAAATTTTGTTTCCCGAAATGATTTTTCGGGGAAATTCGTATCTTTGTGCTGTTCTAGCAAGGCTTTTAAGTACAAAAATGAAGAACCATTCCTGTAAATGCTTAGTAATCAGATATGGTAATAAAAGCCCCATTTTTTTTTGCTCTTATTTTTTAAGCTCCTTTCTAATTCGTATCTTTGACCCTTGCATTAAGAGAGT